ATGGATCGTAGAGCGTAACGCTTTCCAATCTTTCCTAACGCAGGATGAGGGTATACGCCAACATCTTGCAACTCGTGGAGTTGTTCTAAAGGAACACCATACAGGTAATAACAAGTGGGACTCAGGATTCGGTGTGGCTTCTATGTCCACACTGTTTGGTACCAAGCAGCACGATGGCAAACACCACAGAGACAATCTGATTCATTTGCCTAGTGATCAAACTGAAAACGTCAAGGCTCTAATAGAGCAGTTGATTACTTGGTCACCTACTACCAAAGGCAAGACCGATATGGTTATGGCTCTTTGGTTCTGCGAGATCAGGGCAAGAGAAATGATTAACTATGGTCAGTACCAACACCACCATATGAAAAATCCATTCCTATCCAATAGAGAAAAATCTAAACGGATGGTAATCAATATAGACGAACTACTACTACAAAAAGATAAAACATTTATCTAAGGAGAAAAAACAATGGCAACACCTAAGCCTAAGCCAAATCTAGGAACAAACCCTAAGCCAAAATTAGAATCAACCTTTACACCTGAACAACTTGAATATTATAAATCTGTAAAAGCACAGCAAAAATTAATAGAAGATAGAACAAAGGCTGTAGAAAAACAAAGAAAAGAAGAAGCACGAGGACAAGAAAAATTAGCGAGACAAAAAGCCGCAGCAGAACGTGCATATGAAGACGAGCAGAGAAAGAAAATTGTTAAGCAATATAGAGCTTCACGGTAATCAACTTTATTAAGGACAACTAATTGTTAACACCAAAAGAAGTAGTTGCGAAAGCAGCTCGTATACAGACTAGATATGCGGCCCGTGATCAACGGATGCGTGATGTTCTATCGGTGCGCCAAGGTGATATATCAAAAGTATATCCATCTATGTTTTCCGAGGATTATCCAAAGCCATTAGTTGCTAACTTCGTAGATGTAGCTGCCCGTGACCTAGCAGAGGTAATGGCACCACTGCCATCCTTTAACTGCTCTGCAACCAATATGGTATCTGATACTCAGCGCCGTGCTGCTGATATGAGAACTCGTATTGCTAATTATTATGTAACCTCATCTGATCTACAGATCCAGATGTATCAGGGTGCTGACTGGTTTAATACCTACGGTATGTTGCCAGCAATGATTGAAATGGATTACGAGACAAACAATCCTCGTATTCGTTTACTAAATCCTTTTGGTGTTTATCCTGAGATGGATCGCTTTGGTAGAACTGTATCTTTGGTACAGGTTGTTACTACAGATGCTGAGACTTTAGCAGCGCAGTACCCAGAGTACGCTACCCAGATTATGCCACACAATAGATGGCAACAGGGTTCCCCATCAGTATCTTTGGTTCGTTATCACGACAAAGATCAAGACTTAATATTCCTACCAGAACGTCAGAATTTAATATTAGCTAATGTACCTAACCCAGTAGGTAAGTGTCTAGCAAATGTAGCAATGAGATCATCATTAGATGGTGAGGCTCGTGGTCAGTTTGATGACATCCTATCTGTTCAGTTAGCCCGTGCTCGCTTTGCAGTATTGCAGATTCAAGCTGCTGAGAAATCTATTCAAGCACCTATTGCTATTCCACAAGATGTACAAGAACTTGCACTTGGACCAGATGCGATTATGCGTTCTGCTAATCCACAAGGTATTCGTAGAGTTCCACTAGAACTACCAGCAGGTGTATTTACAGAGTCTGGTGTATTAGAGCGTGAACTTCGTATGGGTGCTCGTTATCCAGAAACTCGCTCAGGTAATATTGATGCCTCTGTTGTAACTGGTCGTGGTGTACAAGCACTACAGGCTGGATTTGATACACAGGTTAAAGCAGCGCAAGCACAGTTTGCTCGCTTGTTTACTGAGATGGTATCTCTATGCTTTGAAGTAGATGAGAAGATCTTTGGTAATGTAACTAAGCAAATTAAGGGAACCGATGACGGTACACCTTATACACTTAAATATATTCCATCTCGTGATATTAAAGGCGAGTATGGTGTAGATGTACGTTACGGCATTATGTCTGGTATGGATCCTAACCGAGCCATCATTGCATTATTACAAATGCGTAGCGATAAGTTAGTCTCAAGAGATTATGTTCGCCGAGAAATCCCTATGGAGTTAAATGTCACACAAGAAGAACAAAGGGTGGACATTGAAGAAATGCGTGATTCTCTTCGTGTTGCTGTTGCCCAGTATGCTCAAGCTATACCAATGCTTGCCTCGCAGGGTCAAGACCCATCTCAAGTTATTACTAGGATCGCTGATGTCATTGCGGGCAGACAAAAAGGATTACAACTAGAAACGATTATTGCTAAGGCATTTGCACCGGAGCCAGTGGCTCCTGCACCAATGATGCCTGAACAACAAGTTCCAGTAGCAGGAGCGGCCCCCGTTCCTGCCTCGCAGCCAACTCCAGAACAACAAAGCGGAGAGGCCCCTGCTGCTGGTCAACCTCAACCAGATATCGCACAATTACTCGCCTCTATCGGCGGCGCAGCATAATAAGGGAGGTGAATAAATGAACAAAGGATCAAGAGCTAAGGCAGTTGAAGCAAAGCCTGTAGAGCCAAAGAACGCACCAGCACCAACAACTGGAAAAGTATTCTTCGGATACACACCAGCAGGTCGTAAAGGCCCATCAGCAAAAAAGGGTTAAATTATTTAGTGATAGGAGCACTGGGTGAACCAAGATAATAATCTTAATCGCCCAGTGCGCTTGTCTGATTATTTAGTAATAGTATCAGGATTCTTTTTAAACTTAACATCAGTGATAGAAGCACTTGCAGATGATCTGCACCAATTAGCTATCTATCATTCAAACCAAAAAACTTATGAGACGAAGGTCTGGCAAGACTTCGCACAAGATTTAGAAACTTTAAAGGAGGAATAATGGCAAGAGGCCCATTAGCTGGCGCATCAGGCCCAGGCAAATTCTCCAAGAGAACAGATATGAGTTTAGGTTCAACATCATACGGAGAAGGTGGCGAGACTGCCTCACTTAATACGGCAGCACCAAAGTCAAAGACTCGTGGCATTGCAGATAATGTAGGCGGAAGACCTGCTAATCCAATGGCACAAACACCGGTAACTCCATTATTTGCTCCATCACAACGCCCAGAGGAACCTATTACTAATGGTATTGATATGGGCGATGGTGCAGGATCAGAAGCACTTGCTATGCGCCAACCAGATGATACAAATTTTAGAGCATCTATTGCATCTTATATGCCAGTGCTTGCTTATATTTCAGACCTTCCTAACACATCACCAGAAACCCGTAAAGCTATTAGACAACTAAGGGATCAGTTGTGAGTGTATGGAACAGAATCGGTGATGTAGCATCTACTACTGCTAAAAATGCTTTTAAATTTGGCGGAGAGGTAGCAGGATTAGTAACCGCTCCAGCTCGTTTTGCTTTTGATGTGGGAACCGCTCCTTGGAATGATGATGATGAATATAATGGATTTATCAAACCTTTTAAAACTGCAGCAAGTAAAGCAACTGAAAATGTAGTTAAACCTTTTGCTTCTGCTGGTGGTGCAATTTATAAAGTACCAGGCGTTGCTGCTGCTGGTGAATTTTTATATAAAGCAAATCAAGAAGTAATTAGAGAACCGCTTACTACCTACCAACTTGTAATGGGAGATGTAGAAGGTGGATTATTTAACTTCTTTGATCCTAATGCTTGGAAAAAAGCATATAAGGGTGCTCAAGAAATATCTCTTGGTCAAGCAGTTGTTGGTGGCGGTATTGCAGCAGGTAGAATGTCTTACGATCCACAATTTAATATTTACGATCCAAGAGAGCGTGAATCAGCATTTAAGAATAGTGCTTGGGGTAAAGCAGGTTCAGGAACTATTGATTTTTTTGCACAAATATTTGGTGATGTTACTATTGGTGCTGCTAAAGGTATACAAGCCGCTAAAGCAAGTACACTTGGCGTTGGTAAATTAAAAAATGCGGATATGGTTGCTCAGGCAGCAGAAGAAATTACTAAAGCACAATATGGTGTAGATAATCGTTTTACTAAAATATTAAAAGATTTTACGGACAATAATTCTACCTATGCTTTATCTCACCCTATGGTTAAATCTTCATCTAACCCAGGACTACTTGCACATCTATTGGGTGATTCAGTAGATGTAGATGAAACAGCACTTATTCTTCGTTCAGCACTTGGTGACCCAAAAGCCTTAGATGATCTGCGCTTACAAAGGGCATATATCTCTGATGCTTTAGAAGCAGAGCGTGGCAAACTATCAGCAGTAGATGAATTTAAATTATTTGCAGCACCTGATGGTTCAGGTATGCTTCCTTTTTTAAATGATAATAAAGCAGTAACAGATGAGGCTTTAGCTAATTATAGATCCTTAGCAGCAACTGATAAATACTTTGCTGATCTAATGGAGGTAGGTAAAGCTGGTGGTGCGTTAACTCGTACTACTGGTAAAGTATTACAAGGTGTTGAGGACTTTGTTGCTAAGTCAAGATCTTTAAAATTTTACGATCAAGCAGTAGGTGCTCCTAAGGTTGAGGTATTTCAACCTACTCCTTTTCATCGCTTATATCAAAAAATATCTTGGGCAGCAGGAGAACGCCCAGCAGGATTAGTAGATTTTAATGATCCGGATTCTTATAGAGAAGTTGTTGCTAATGTTTCTAGATTAGAAAAAAGGCTTAATTTAACACCAGCCGAAAGCAAGGCTTTATTAGATCCGTATCTTGCCGCCTCTACACCAGAACTGAAATTCCAAGCAACCTTAGCTTTAGAAGGTGCTGCTTTAAGAAAAATTGCAGCAAAATATAATGTTACCGAAGAAATTGCTAATGATATTTATAATAACTATAGTCGTGCTAGAACCTCAGCATTAAAGTCTATTCAAGATAAAGGCTTTATGGTAGATACTGATGGATCTATTTTAAAGGTACCTCAATTAGAGTCTCAGACTGCTAACTTTTTGCCTATAATGGATTTTGATTTAATGGATGATTTATTAAAGCAAAACGCTAGACAGATTAATCTTTTAGGTAATACTAAAAATGCTGTATTTAATTCTTTAGACTTTGTTCAA